TCGACTGAATCTAAAATTATATAAACAGGATGGTGATGAGGTTGCAGATGCCACAAAGGCTTTTATGGTATTTAAATTTATCTGTAAAAAAAGAAATATGATGTGATCGTTTCAGGGCGTTACGTATATGTAATTTAAAAATAACATTAATATAATAAGCATGTCATCGGGACTCGTACAGCTCGTAGCCGTAGGTGCCCAAGATGAACATATTATAGGTGAACCTGAAATATCATTTTTCACGTCCACCTTCAAAAGACACTCCAACTTTTCACAGTCTGTAGAAAAACAAACGATACAAGGGGCTGTGAAAGGTAATTCCATGTCATCAATCCGCCTCGAACGAAACGGCGATTTACTTGGATACACGTATTTTACCATTGATAATAATACGAAGGCCGTCGATATTCAGGATTGGGGTAGAATAATCGATAAAGTCGAACTTCTCATCGGTGGGCAAGTTATAGATGCACAAGATCACGATTTCACCGAGAAAATTGCGATTGATACATATGCTCAAAACGTATCTAAGAGTTCAAACGGTACACATCCAGGTGCGAGCGCCCGGTCGTATTTCTACCCGCTCCGATTCTTCTTTTGTGAAGGACCACAATCAGCACTCCCGCTCGTAGCCTTACAGTACCAGACTGTCGATCTACGCATTTACTGGGGACCCGATGCCAGTGACTATAACGTAGAAGCATATGCGAACTATTATTACCTGGATAACGAAGAACGCGGGATTATGAATTCTCGAAAGCATGATATTCTCATCACACAAGTTCAGAAAAGTGTTCCTTCCGGCGAACTTACACAAGAACTCACGTTTAATCATCCGGTCAAGTATATCGCGTGTTCTAATACAAATTCAGAAAGTACGTTTACGTCTATCGATAACAAAATTAAGATGAGTATTAACGGAACTGATATTAGTGCATTTAAATGGGCGAAACCGCATTTCGTTGATATCATGACGTACTATCATACAAATTTTGTCACGTCTCCAGTATTTTTTCATTCACTTGTTTTTGTCTAAACACGAGTTCTCTCCAACCATCCGGATCCTTGAACTTTAGTCGTCTAGATTCCGTGAAAATTCATAGCGAAAGTAAACTTATCATCGACCCGATTTACGCAGTAAACTATAACATTCTCAGAGTGAATAATGGCATGGCGGGGCTCATGTATGCGAATTAAAATGCGATACTATATTAAATGCCGAAGAACTTGAGTACTGTCGGTGGTGCTACGAAACTTCGTTTCGGTAAAAACTGTCGAGAAGACCAGGCGGAAAACTCGATCGTATTCAATGCGAGTGAAGAAAAGATTGACGCAACAGGTGCGAGTGGTTTGTATATCACGCCACTCGAATTAGCATCTATTTTTACAGGTGTAGGTTCGGATGACACGACCAATACATTCGTCGCGTATAATCAAAGTACACATCAACTTTTTAGGACACAGGTCCCTTTATCTATTTCAGCACTTTCAGGTGCCGGAGGAAATGGTGGAGATTTGACTGTTACCGGGAACCTTTACGTTACCGGAAACGTAACATCGGTAGGTACAATCGCTAATATTCATGTCACCAACACGACAATCAAGGATGGGCTCGTCGAAATCGGTACGAATAATACGGATTTAGTGAATTTTGATTTGGGGCATATCTACAATAGACCTGTGGGAAGTTCGAATGTAGCCGTGTGTTACGATGCGAGTGCTACAGAATTCGTGATCGCGTATACTGACAGTAGCGCTATGGAAGTTTCCAATATTGTCACACTTACAGAAGATGACAAAACGATGAACGTTCACGTGTACGGTAAATTGTACACAAACTCGAACATCGGGGCTGCGAATACAGCACCTGTACACACCCTCTCTGTAGGTACGAAGTGTTTTATCGATGGTGATGGGGATTATTCGAACGTCATCGAAGCGCGTGGTAATACGTACACGACTGGGAATGTATACGTCGAAGGCGGTCTCATCACGAATACGGGTGGTGTCACTAAAAAGACGTACAGTCATCAAGGTACGTACGCTAGTGGTACATCAGTCGAAAACGCAAAACTTACATTGACGTTTTCGCAACACGCCTTTTACGCTAAAATTGTCGCACAACTCCTCGATAACCTCGATACAGAAGTGAGTACGATGACCCTCGATATAGCCGGTGGTGAACGTGGTGGTGACGCGACCCCGTTAGCTATCGCGATGGGACCCATGTCTATTTTCGGAAATACAAACACAAACCCGTGGAGTTCTACAGTTGACGTAGCACCTACAACAGTTGCCATTAAACCCTCATTTAATTTGACCTCCGGTAATTATAACATTTTCGTCGAATACATTTCCCGTAATACAGCCGGTGAACTTACGAGTTTGACTGTAGGTACTGGTTCGGCTATCCCATTCGGATACTAAATACACACTCTCTCCAAATGACCTGTTCGTCATTTGCAAAGATGTTTTTTATATAAGCTAAATATAGATGGCGCATACGAACGTCCAGCTAGTTTCAGGAAACCTCACTACAGGTGGAGAGGATCCTACGTTTTTCATTGACAGGGTTAATAACAATATTGGAATAGGAGGTGTACCTGACACGAGTGGTGACGATTCGTCAAACGTTTTACAAGTTACTGGGAGTATGCTCGCCACGGCATATCACGGAAGTGGGGAATACCTGACAGGTATTGAAAGTTCACAATGGTTACATAATGCGGGTGACGCTACGAAAATATACTATAACGGTGGAAATGTCGGCATCGGAGTGGATAACCCGAATTCGAAGTTAGTGGTTGACGGTGATATAGATATCACAAACGGGAGTTTGAAGACGAACGGAACTACTGCTATATTCAGTAACTGGGCGACCGATACTAATGGAATTAATCGCAATGGAAATGTTGGTATAGGAGGTGACGCAACCGCTACAAATACACTCAAAGTACATGGCGACATTTACGCAACCGGTGATGTCATAGCATCTTCCGACAGACGTCTCAAAACAGATATCAAACGCATCGAGAACGCACTCGATAAGGTGTGTGCCATCGGAGGGTACACGTACGTGATGAACGATAAACCGTCCACGGGCCTCATCGCACAAGAGGTTCTAGAGGTTCTCCCCGAAGTCGTACACGGTTCAGAAGAGACAAGTTACTCTCTCGCATACGGGAACGTCATCGGGTTACTCGTAGAGGCTATCAAAGAACTAAAAGAAAAAATCGGTTAATATAAATGACGAGCTTAAACGCCGTTTCGACATTGTTCGGTGGTACGGCACCTCACGGCCTCAAAGAATTATACGGAGAAAATTTCGATGATGGTTCCGCGACAGGAAGCTCAACATCGTCTGCACCCGCTTCGGGTGCTATTAATTTACTAGCGTTTACTCATAAAATACCACCGACTGTTGAAGCTTATGGTACATGGACGCATATTGCTGTTCCATATTATAATGATGGAGGTGTACAGCTTCAGAACAGATGGCGAATCAACCCACGTGTTTACAACAACACGTCTATGTACAGTCATGGACCTCCAATCTCGTCCAGTGAATGGCCTAATACCATACATACGGATGAAGGTTATCTTACACCTACACAATGGTACGACCTTACGGGTGGGGGTAATCCTGCGGGTGTACAAAACCCTAGACCTATTGGTGTAGTATTTGTGGATCCTTTTTGGAAAAAGACAAGGAACCAGACTACATAAACCTTAACTCACATAAAATGCAGTACATTTTATCTAAGCTATTATAATGGTCGCGACGACAAGCCATATATTTTCAGGGAAGGTTGATATCGCGAGTAACCTACAAGTTGGGTCGTCGCAATTATTTGTCGATACCGAAAATAACAGGGTTGGTATAAAGACAGTCAGCCCAGACGCGTCTCTTCATGTCGTCGGGAACGTATACGCAACTTCGTTTGAGGGGGACGGGTCACTTCTCACTGGTATAGCCTCCAATCTCGAAGAAAGTGTTAATAGTGGCAATGTCACATCAAATACAGTTCAATTTACAAACCCTAACACGGGTATTGTCACGACGGGTAATGTCGATGTCGGTAATAAACTTTCTGTAGCTAGTCTCACACCTGGGAGCGTACCATACATCGACGGAGAAAATACAGTAGCAGACTCGTATATTACACAGGGTGTGAACACAATCTCCATCGCATCAGATTTAGAAGTTACGGGAAATATACTCATAACGGGTGACTCGTATAAAATAGATTCACAATCACTCGAAGTGAAGGATCGTATTATCGGTATCGCGTATGACAATACACTGAGCGGTGCGGATACGGGTATTCTCATGGAGTACCCCACGAAAAACATAGGTCTCATACACCATGGCGCATCGGGTAACCCGTACGCACAGGAATTCACGATCGGGTATACGCAAAATACAGCGACAGATACGACAATACTAAATGACCCGGCAAATAAGATCACTGTGAATGTTCTCGGTGACCTCCACACACAAAATAACATGACTGTCGATTCGGGTGGGAGTTATTTCGGCGATGGTACGACCCTTACAGGGGTTGCCCTCTCGGCCGACATGACAAGTAACGCGTTACGCATAACAAATATTGTATCTGTTAACGATACACAAACTGGGTTAATATCAGGTTTACGAACCGACGTTACAACCCTCACAACTGCGAATACAGTCCAGGCGAGTTTGATCACTGGGATCAAAACAGATATGAC